TCAGGAGGTTGGGAGTTCGAATCTTCCCGGGCGCGCCATTTTCTCAAAGAAAATCAGCAAGATAAAGGCGGCGGGAAAAACCGCTAAGACACGATTTTGCATAGTGTCTCCACAGTGTCTCCAAGCTGAACCTGTTTGCGGAGACAAAAAAGCCCCGCCGGGAAGGGCGGAGCTGCATAAGATGTGAATGGGCAGGTTTGGAATCAGGAAGATTGGTCCTTGTCCTTGCTCTTAATCCACTCTTGCAAGTGCCCTCGGCTTTCCAGGTCGCCTGCTATTTCGCTTAAGGTAGCTGCCGCCAGTCTAATATCGGACATAGCCCACTCAATACGGTTTACCGCCGCGAACAAGGCATTCCGTATCTGTCGGTCAGTCGCAGGTTTTTCTGTTGGATCTGGCTTCCAGTCTCGCACAAACCTTTTTTCTAAGTCCTCTACAGGCTCAACGCGGCACAGCAGCCCTCTGGTTGTGCGCTCCAAGTTGATGGCATCCCTATCTAACCGTTCAGCGAGATCGACTATCTCTCTGGCGGTTGGCGGATGTGTCGGTTTCTCGCGTCGTCCTCTCATAGTAGTGCACCACTTCTATTTCTCTGCAAAGTTCCTTGCCGATGGGCAAGGCGGTAACAATTCAGCCGGGATCACTCATCGGCATGTTCGGCTGCATACTGCACCCGCATATCTTGGCTGTCCGCCGCGCCATCCAGCCAGTAGACGTAATGCTCGTGATCGAAGTTCACGATGGCGACTGACATATCCCATTCGCCTTCAATCCGTTCCTTGATCTCGAGCAAAGCGGCTTCATGCTCTGACAGCGGCAGGCCGGCCATTTCAGGCCAGTAGTCATCCAGGTCGCTCTGGACGCTATAACGCAGCAGGGCAATCTGTTCCGGCACGCTGCCTGATCTCTCTATATGCTGGCGCACGTTGGCGACCACGTTGCCGACCACGGTTTCACGAATGTTCATAGAACTTTCCAAGGTTATTCATCTGTAGTCATATCCAGCAGGCGCCAGCCGTCTTCTTCAGGGCTGTATTCAACCTCAGTCCACCAGTTCGTGCGAATCTTGGCGCCAAAGCTGTTTTCAGCGTCAACGTAGCCGCTCACACGATAAGTGCAGGCACCTGTCTTGTGGTACCCTGATTCGCGATCGAAGGAAGATGAAAACTCCGCAGTGCTTGGCGCCTTCAGGCTTCTTTCGACGAACTGTTGGCTGACAAAGAATGCATCCTCAGCGGGCAGGCATCCATCAGCGTCGTATCGTGATTCATCTTTCTCATCGTCGCTGCCACCTGAACCAATGGCATAGAGCACGAAGCCACCGATAAACAGCAATGGCACCCAGGCGTTCGACTTCTGCTTTTCCTTCGCCAATATCAATGGCCCCCGATACAGCCGATAATAGCAGCCTAGCACCACTTGAGAGCGATCTGCAAAACTTTGACAACATAAACGTAGGCGCAGGAACAAGGCTGTCCTGCCATGTCTGATTAACCAGCCTTCTTTCCCCGCAGCCCCTTCCACGCGCATTCCCTGGAACAGAACCGCAGTGTCCGCTCCCGTCGCAGGCGCCTTGGCGTGAAGGTCCAGCCGCAATGCTCGCAGCGGCTCGGCGTTCGTGGCAGGCGATTGGCTTGACGACCACAGGCTTGCGAACAGAACCGCCTCTTGCTGTTCGGTTTGACTTCAAAGCCAGCGCTGCAATGCGCGCAGGTCCGGGTCTCCGGCGGCACCTTGATGCGATCGCGCCAGGCCTTCGCCCGGCAGGAGTTCGAGCACCACATTTCCTTGCGCCCCTTGCGGCCTTCGGGCTTGAAAGGCGTGCCGCACCAGGCACAGGGCTTAGGCGGTTGCGCGGCGCGCTTGGCGGCAACGGATGCCCGCTTGGCCTCCAGCTCTTTCTCGTCGTAGTCGGGGCCTTGCTGGGCAAGCCAGTGCGCCTTCTGGCAGGTCTTGGAACAGGCGACCTTATCCTTGCGCATGGGCTTGAAGGTCTTGCCACAGGCGACACAGGGCCGCGGGGTCAGGACGTTTTCATGGTAGTGTTTTGAACGGATGCGGGCGCCATGGGCGTGCCTGCATTTCCTGGAACAGTAGATCTGGTGGATATAACGATCGGGCGGCAGGGATGCCTTGCACCAGGGGCAGTTCTGCGGCGTCAGGCGGGCGGCCCGGCGGCGCTCGGTTGCAATGCGATTGTTGCAGGCCTGGCTGCATTCCCGTGAACAGTAGATCTTTTTCCAGGGCCTATCTTCCGGCAGGTCCGCACCACACCACAGGCACCAGTCTTCACGATCACCGGGCATCGGCCTTCCTCCGGCATTCGTCGGAGCACCAGCGATCGGCCGGATTGCCGTAGGTCCGCGGCTGGAAGGGTTCGCGGCAGGTGGGGCAGGTGCGTTCAGGCTTGAGGGATCGGGAATGCTGGCGCACGGCCTGATTCGTGAAGGCCACGTCCTGGAGCCGTTCGTCGCGATCGGTAACAGCGATGCGCCTGGCCTGTCTGCATATCCTTGAACAGAAGCGGAAATGGCCTTCGGGGAGATCGCGGCCGCAATGCACACAGGTATCACGCGGCAGGCTCAGGACGCCGGGCTGCGTCCATTCCGGTTGCGCCTCTGCCCAGGTAGGTCTGCTGGCGCCAAGGCGGTTCAGGGCGGTCTGTACGATATCGGCGGCAAGTTCGTCGGCCTGCCCCCAGGGCCAGCCTTGCAGACAGAAGTTCGCCCGCAGCCAGTGCCGGCAGGTGCCCTCCAGGGCGAAGCGGGTCGGCTCTCCGTGGTCCAGGATCTCGACAGCCCGGCTTATCAGGTGCCGGCGCCGGTCGTTGTTCAGCTTCCGCGGCTTTTCCCTAGAGGAAGACGAATCCTTCCGGGCGGGCCGTCTCATAGGGGGAGGGAAGTGTTTCATTACTGAGAACCCGTCCGATTGCCATGGCAGATGCTATCGCTCCGTCTATCCGTCCGCGGGCCTTGCTCTTCGTCAGCTTTTCATTCTCGGCTGCGTCCTTTTCGGCAACGGCATTGCTGAAGCACATGCGCAGCACCGGATTCCCGCCATGCCGGAAGTGACCGGAAAGAATCGCCCGCTTCAGTTCCTTCACCGGCCCGGCCATGGATGCGAAGCCCTGGCCAAACTGTGCGACCTCGAAGCCCTCTTCCTGCAAGGCGGTGTTCACCGCGGTAGAGTTCCAGCGGTCGATCGCCACTTCCTGGACGCTGAAGCGCTCGCCAAGGCTGGCGACGTGCTCAACGATGGCGGAGTGATCCACGACGTTGCCGGGTGTCAGGGTCAGGAAGCCTTCCTCTGACCAGCGGAGATAGTCGGCACGGTCCTGTTCAGCCTTCCGATCGATCCCGGCTTCAGGCAGGAAGAATTGTGCCAGCACGTCATAGCGGCGGCCTTCGCTGTCATCCTCGACGGGGAAGACAGCCACGACTGCGGTAAGATCCTCGACGCTGGACAGGTCCACGCCAAGCCAGCAGGGCCGGCCTGTCAGGGCCTCTTCAGGCTGCCGGTCCTCTGCCGTGTCGTATAGTTCCAGGGCCAGCCAGGGTTCGGCGGCGCCCTCTGTCCATTGATTGAGGTGGAAGCGCCGGAAGTCCGCGATCTCTGCGGGGAAGTGTTGAACCCGGCGGGCCTTGATCCGCAGCTCTTCCAGCGAACAGAAGCCGCCCTCAATGGCGGGATTGGCTTGCTTCCAGGCGTCCTCGTCCAGCCAGTCGGCATCGGACGGGGCCGCGAAGATGATGGGTGCGAAGCTGGGGTCGTCGATCTCTCCGGATGCGACCTTGTGCGAGTAGTCCCACAAGTCCCAGGCGAGACCGCCCGTGCCGCTTCCGGCGGTGGATATGATGATGGTGAGCGGGTGTTCGCGCTTCACCATGGAATCGCGGATCACGCCGAACAGTTGGCGGGCCTCTGCGGGCTGCCAGGCGTGCACTTCATCAGCCAGGAAGAACGAGGCGGCCATGCCGTGCTTGCTGTAGGACTCGCTCGAGATCGCGTTCAGGCTCGACCGGGTCTTCGGATGGATCAGGCGCTTGCGGGAAGGGATGGGCTGCACACGGCGGCGCAGGGCATCGTCCTGCTGCACCATGTTCCAGGAGTGATTGAAGGCGATGCCGGCCTGTTCGCGATCGCCACCGGCGAAGATCACCTGTCCACCGGCTTCGGCCATCGGCCCCATGAAGTGCGCCAGGCTCAAGCCTGCGGCCAGGGTCGTCTTGGCATTGCCACGCGGCAGCCAGAGGGCAGCCGTGCGGACCAGGGGACTCCCGTCCTCGGTGACGGGACCGTAAATGCGCCGGATGGCGGCTTCCTGGAAGGGGTGCAGGGTGAAGGGCTGGCCCGCGAACTCGCCTTCCCATAGCTTCAGGCGGCGCACAAACTGGCACATACGCTCCGCCCGGCCGCTCGGGTCCGGGTAAAGGCTCGGATCAGGCGAGAAGATCGGACCATCCGTCATCCTGATCTCCTTCATCGGTGGGCATTGAGGCAGCCTTGCGGTGCGGTGTCAGCGCCAATTCGGCGGCCAGCAGGCGGGCTTCCTTGATGGCCCCGGCCTGGATGCGACCGGCGGGATGGGCCTTGCCTTCCAGGACCTGGCCTTCGCGCTGCAGGATCTCTTCGCACTCGCGGACCAGGCCAACCTGGTGACAGTAGTGCTCCAAGGTCGCAGCCACGTCCTCGGACAGCAGGTGGCGGCGGTGAAGGTCCGGAGCGGTCTTTCTCCAAACGGCCTTCGCATGCGCGGACAGCCAGGACGGCGCCTTCGGGCAGGGATTGGAAGGCGCAGAAATCGGCTCTACAACTTCCAGTTTTGGCTTGCGTCCTCTCATTGCTCAAAATCCCCATTTTCAGCAAGAATATTCCACGAAATTGTGCGCAAGATAGGATCGCGCGGTTTTGGCCGGGTGTGGCAGAAAGTCAGCATATCCCCCCTCCCGTCACGGTTGCGCGGTTGCCGAACCCGCCTTCAGACTTCGCGGCCTTGCGGGAGTTGCAGGAGAACGCCATGGGCTGCCAATTCGATCGGTCCCAGAACAGGCGCTCATCGCCACGATGAGGAACGATGTGATCCACGACATTCGCCCGGCGTTGGCATCCGCAGGCGCACAGCTTGTTCTCGGGACGGGCCAGAAACTCTTTGCTGGCAGCCTTCCACTCCGGGTCGCCATAGCCTCGAGCGCTGGACGATGGGCGCCGCGCTTCACCTTTGGCTCGCCAGGCAGCCGAACAGGCAGGACAGCGGCGCTGTGTGTAGGGCGGATGGCCAGCCTTGGGGCAGTGCTTCGGCGGTGCCATGGGCATCACTCGGACTCCCTGGCAGTGCAATGAAGCTCCAGGCCGTCACGCCTGCCCAGCTCTCTGATCTCGTGGATATCGTGCTGCCAATCGCCATAGGTCACGCGATCGGTCATCGCCAGGTCGTCACGGTAGCGTATGCGGAAGACGACACGGCGCTCAGCCTGGATGGCATCGGCGGCAAAGAATTCCTGTCCCGATTCCTGCAGCACCTGTGCCCATACGCTGGCCAGGGTCTGCCATGTCTCGGTCGGTGCGCCATACGGGTCAGTACCCGTCACAAGCCGCTCAATGGTGATCCGTCTGTCCAGTTTCCCAGCACGCATTAAAACCTCCAGACCCTGTAGGTCCGCAGAAGGTCTTCCAGGCCGTAGGGCATTTCGGTGGTGATACTGCCGACGACGACGCCTTCGCGGTGTGCATACAGGTGGCCTATGTGCAGGCGCATGGCGGCCCGGACGGGTTCAGGTATGTCTGCCGGGTCATCGCCAAAGCCGGCGGTGAAGGCCACGGTGACGGCATCGGGCAGGGCGATCGTGGAAGGCCAGGACTTGCTGGCGGCGGGCGTGATCCGTGCTCCGCCCAAGGTCTTCAGGCCGGTCACGCGGTAATCGTTGCTGTCCAGCGTCTGCTGAGTGCCGCTGCGGTCCAGATAGGTGATGCTGTCCACCTGCTGACAGGGCGGCAGGGGCAGCACGATCTCGGAATGGAAGCGATCGAAGGTGGCTTCCCAGCTTTGCGTTATGAGGCAGGCCCCCAGCACGCCGTCCCGGCCGTCGATCTTCTGCACGGCTGCGGCGATCAGGTCGCTGATCAGGCCGTCTTCCTCGGTGCCCTCGACCTTCAAGTGTGCCTTCACGTCCTCGAGCGTCAGCGGGTCTGTGGCCGGCGGTGTCGTCTGAACAAGCATGGGCCTTCCTCCAGGGAAAGAAGGGCGCCACCGCCCAGGGGAGACGGTGGCGCCTCAGTAGCCTTAGGCCGGCATCTCGAGACCGACCAGGGCTTCAGGGAGAACCAGCTTGCCGCCAACACGCTGACGGGCGTGGAAGCGAACGATGCTCGATGCGGCCTGTGTGAAGCGGTCAGGCATCACCGTCATGGCCATCCGCTGCACAATCCGATAACCGCGGGCGAAGTCCCCGAAGACCACGGGGATGGTTGCGCTGCCCACGTCGGCAAGATCGGGGAACTCAACCACCGGACGGCCCAGCAGGGTCGGAGGCTGGCCAGCAGCCAGGCTGTCCTGCCAAAGGTAGTCCCCATTCGAGGATTTCAGTTTCCGAACTGCTGCGATGCTGCTGGAGTTCATAATCCAGCTGCCTGCCATGCGGTAACGGGCCTTCACCGAATAGTGCAGGTCGATCAGGTCATCAGCCGTGAGTGCTGATCCGCTTGCCGTTGCCGTTACAAAGTCCGTATCCGTGATAAGGCCCTGAGGCTTCCCGGTCCCGTCACCGGAGACGAAGGCCCCGGCTTCAAGCTCCGCGAAGGCTTCGGCAAGATCCGTGCGGATCTCGCTTTCCATGCTGAAGGCGCTGTCCTCCAGCAGGCGGTTGGAGATATCCGAGTAGACGCGGGCTTCGTGAACATCGATCGACCATTGGCCGTAAGCGCTCGAAGTCTCGCCCGCCGCGGTGGTCTCACCTTCCCAGGCGCCTGTCGGAGTGCCCGTGCGGCGTGGCAGCAGCACCGGAGTGCCGCCCACCGGAGTCACGCGGGCCAGTTGACGCATGGGGCTGATCTCGGTGAGTTCCTTCACGATCTCGTTGAGGAAGGTTTCAGGAACTGTATATCCGCCCTCACTGTCGGTCCCGGCGGTCAGGCTGCGAAGCTCTTCGGCCTGCATGCGTTCGGTTCCGAACCGCAGGTATTTGCCAAATGCCCGCTGTTCCAGGTCGTCGCCGTCCTTGCGGGCCTCAGTCGCGCCCGGACGATTAAGCTTAGCCTCCAGATCGGTGACGCGATCACCGATTTCCTTGAAGCCTTTCTCAATCCGTTCATCAGCCTTCTGCTGGAAGCTGGAGACTGAACTCTTGAGTTCCTCGACGGCCTGAACAGCGCTGTCCAGCTCTTCGCCGTCATCCTCGGAACGGGTTTCGGTCGGTTCGGCCGACCGCACTTCATACTCATGTCGCATAGGTTAATCCCCCTTCAACGACTTGGCGGCGCGGCGAACCGCCTGAACAAAAGCCGCATTGCGGGTCGGTCGTCCCGCGTTCCTTACGCTCGTAACCCGTGCCTTGCTGGCAGCGGGGAGCGTCACAAGGCTGATTTCCACTAGCTCCAGATCGGTCAGGACGCGGCCGCCATTGGCGCCGCGCTTGGACTGCCTGGAGCGAAAGCCGATCGACAGGCCATTGATCGCACCGGCCTTCAGCAGGCTGTGCGCTTCGCGGCCCTTCGTCGTATCGGTGACCAGGCGCCCGGAGACCTTCAGGCCTCGGGTGTCCTCTTCCAGGCTGTCCCAGACGCCGATCGGGCTGCTGGGATCGTGATTCCAGAACATCGCCGGGCGTCCGCCCTGGCTGCGGTGTTCCGTCAGCGTCTTCTGAAACGCGCCGCGCTGGATCACGTCCCCGAAGGAATCGGGTTCATTCCATACGCTGGCATAACCGCTGAACGCGCCTGTCTCGTCATCGGCGGCGAACTTGACTTCGCTGGCAGGTAGTTGCCGGGTTTCCTTCTTTGTCATGCGGCGTCTTCCTCTTCGTTGAAGCCGTCTTCGCCATCGGACTGCCCGGCCTGCCGGATCAGGCTGTCTCCGCCTTCCACCGGCCCCATATTGTCCAGGCGCCTGATCTCGTTGGGCGTCATCCAGCTTCCGCCACAGGCTTCGCGATAGGCCGTGAAGCGGGCGGACAGATCGGCCCGGAGCAGGTCGTCGACCATCGGTTCGATAAAGAGGCGGTCTTCGTCTTCCGGGTTCAGCAGCACGCGCTCCAGGGCGGCCTGCCACTGTTCGAGCCAGGGCAACAAGGTGAATTGCAGGAACTGCCGGCCAAGTTCTTCGGCGTTGCGCCAGGTGGCGCGCTCGAGATCGGCAAGTAATATCGGCGGCACGCGGAAGGCGGAGGCAATCTGTTGAATAACGTGCTTCTTTAGTTCAAGAAATTGCAAGTCAACCGAACTGAATTGCGTTGCCTGATACTCCATTCCGTCTTCCAGAACCATCGTGCGGCCGCTGTTCTGACCGCCGGCATGGGCGCTTTCAAAGGACCGCTTAAGGCGTTCCATGATCTCCGGGGACAGGGCCTTCGGATACGTCAAGACGCCACCGGGTCTTGCGCCATTGGCGAACAGCTTGGCGTGATGCTCGGCCATCAGAAGATCGACGCTGATCGCCTCGCGGGCCTCGCTGATCAAACACAAGGGTCTGTCGATCGTGCTGCCGGGTGTCGTGACGTGCAGCACGTCGCGCCAGTGCAGAACGCGATCCCCGCCTTGTGGATACTGGACGCGAAAAGAGGGTTCCAAGCTGATCGGGTCTTGCTCGACTGTGACCGATCGCGGATCAAGACGATGGATTTCTCGTGGCTGGCCACCGGCGCGGACAACCTGTGCGAAGGCCTGGCCGTGCAGAATAGCGTCAACCTGCATTGCGCAGCGAACTTCGCTGCTGCTGCTCCATGGCGCCCAGCGTCCGCCCAGCAGGCGGGCAGCGGCATGATCGGTTTCCCGTTCGCGGGAACCATCGTTGCCCCGGCGGAAACAGTGAAACGGCAGGCTACCGATCGTTTCAGACAGGACGCGGGTTGCGGCAAGGCAGGTGGGTGACTTCAGGGCGGTTTCAGGCGTGACGCTCACGCCGGCCGCAGTGCGCGGCGCACCGAACAAGGCCAGGAGTTCGGCGGATGGCGCGGCAAGGGAACTCTTCTGTTCCGTGTCGGTCTTGCCAAGGAAAGTTCGCAGTCGCTCCAGCATCTGCGGTCCTGCATTGTTCTCTATGTAGAAACAATCTAGTTGATTGTTTCCTTCAACGCAACAGTAACCGCAGATGCCTTAGTGAGCGGGTCTTAACCGTCCGGGTGGTTTCGTGTCGTGCTGTTTCGCCGTTCAGCTTCAGCTCGCAGGGCCTCGGCTTCGGCGGCGTGCTCGTCACCGATCTGGCGAAGAGCATCCTGCATTTCCTCTGCCGTGGCGTCCGGCAGGGCCGCTTCCATGGCCGCGACGTTGGCCGGCAGGTCCGGAACGTCTTCCGGCTTCATGGCGCGCAAGGCTTGGCACAGGACTTCATGGCGCTGCGGGCCACGGGCGGGAAAGGTTTCGATCGTCATGGCGGTTACTCCTTTTCGATTTCATAAGCGGGCGCGAATGCTGCAACGGCCATCGCCATGCCGATATAATCTTCGCCAAGCTGGCGCAGGGCCGTTGCGATTTCATCCGACGTGACATCCGGCACGGCCGCTCGGCAGGCATCCTCGAAGGCGACCATGGTTGTCCCCCGATAGGGAAGCTGCTCGATCGCTTCCCGCAGGGTATCCAAGCGGCGTTCTGCTCGAAGCCGGTCCAGGTCGGCTTGTGTCCACGGGCCTTCCTCATGGTCCGCGTGCAGTTTCGTGATATTGCTCATATCAGTTCCCCTGAAGATCCCAGGCCAGGGCCGCCCGTCCTGGCTCCGCGGTGGTGCTGCGGCGGTAGGTCAGGCGGCCGCCGTTCGGTGTCTCGATGATGGCTTCCTGTTCGGACAGGGCGATCAGCCGGCGGCCGTTGATCAGCCACAGCAGGCCAGCCTGATCGATCCGGGCCAGGGGCTTCTGCCGATCGCAGCCGAACAGGTCCGCAGGCCCCCAGCCCAAGGCAGCGGCGTGGCTGGCCCATTGATCGATGAACCGTCCGCAGTCATCGACAAAGACGCGCCAGCGGTTCGCGGTGATATCCGCGGGCGGGAAGTTCGGGTCCAGCCGGGCAAAGCCTTCAGCCCATTCGGCCGGGCATCCGCTTCCCTCTGCGATCAGGGCCGCACGCTCTTCCAGTTCGTCGTCCCATTCGGGTTCTGAAGTAGCTTGTTCGTTTTTAGTGGGAACAGTGGGAACAGTGGGAACAACTTCTAAAGAATCGCAGTTTTCTGCGGCTTTTGAGGCGTCAATCCTGTTCCCACTGCTGTTCCCATTGGTGGGAACGGTGGGAACAGGATCGTCCTGTGTTCCCACTGTTCCCATTGGCGTTTTGTCGGATGGGAACAGATTGCCCTCTTCGGAAGCCGCAGTTTTCTGCGGTTCCGTCAATTCTGTTCCCACTGTTCCCACCGTTCCCACCGATTTTGAACGAGTTACTCGCTTCAAAGAGTCGAAACGCTTGGCCAGTCTCTTAGTCATCGGCTTCACCTCCAGCCAGGAGGGCGTCGGTCAGGTGGTAGCACCGCACCGGCCCGGCAAAGCCTGGCAGCCTCTGTCGAGACTGAAGGCGCTTGCCGTCCTTGCCGGGCTTCAGCATTCCGCGATCAGCCAAGGCTTTCGCGACCAGGGTGGGGTCGAAGCCTTCGCAGATCTCCTTTGCCCAGGCCTCGGAAAAGACGAACCATTCGCTTCCCCCGCCATCGGTGGTGCGGCGGAACCCGGCCCGGTTGATCGTCGTCTTGTGGCTGTCGTCTTGCCAGGGCGCGAACCTGCTTTCGCCGTGCGCCTCGACAAAGGCGCGGACCTTGGCAATGCCGTCGCGGACCTCTGCGGACTCCGGCCCACCTCGACTGTCCAGCCAGGCCTGGAAGCAACGCTGGCAGCCCTCTATGGCGCCTCCCTCTGGCCAGGGCAGGATCTCCAGTTTCGCCGCGATCTCCCCGGCGGCAGCCAGCAGTCCGAACCGCTGTGCAACACGTTGAACCTGCCCGTCCGCTCCGGTTGGGCAGGCCTCCCCGCTGAACTCCTCGATGAAGGCGCGGACCTCCCGGCCGAACCAGTCAGGGTTCTGGACGATCTGCTGGATCAGGGCGGGTGCGGCATGGCCGTAATGCCGGGTTGTGGCCTGCTTCAGCTTGCGGGCCAGGGCGTCCCCGGTTTCATGGCCGTGCAGTTCCTCGAAGATCCCATGGCCCGCCCCGGCATCGGCAGGCACGTCCACGACGCGAACCTGTTGGCCGGCGGCAAGGCGTCGGCCGCGGCCATCTTCCGCGACCTTCGTGGCCAGGCCGATCTCGCCACTGGACAGGAACAGCAGGCGCCACTGTGCCGGGCGCCGTCCACCGCCATCCCGTGCGGCCCGTGACTTCCCGCTGCCATTGGACAGCATGTAGGCGACCTCGCCGGCTTCCTTGGCCGCGACCTGTCCCAACTCGTCCAGGCACAGCAGGGCATCGCAATGCGCCGCAGCCACCGCTTCCAGGCCGTTGGACGTGGCGCGCCAGGATCGGATATATCCGGCGATCCCACCTCCGCCCCAGGCGCTGGCCCCTACGTTCAAGGCGGTGGTTTTGCCCGTGGAACTCGAGCCACGGAAATGCAGGCCACCGCTTTCACTGCCGGCAACATGCAACAAAGGCGCTGCCAGCGCTGAACAGATTGCTGCGATCAAACGACTGTTGCCGATCGCCAGGGCCGCGACCTCCACTTGCCATTCCTCCAGCGTCCCTTGCCGGCGGAAGGCGTGATCGATGGCCCCGGCGGATTGCAGGATCACACGTTCCTCGGAATTACCGGCGGTCCACTCCGGCAGTACGAAAACGCCATCATGCCATCCTGTCTGCGATACGGCCCTGGCCCGGGTCTTCGCCTTGGCGCTCGCCAGGTAGTTTGTCAGCTTGTTGCGGGCGCTCTGGCTGGACGCGACGAACAGGCCACCGTCCAGCAGGATTCTGCGGACCTCTGCCCCATCGCTGGCCAGCAGGGACCGCGGCATGGGCCACTCGTGTTCGCGATCGTCGTTGTCCCACCAGCGCAGCAGGACTCCCCAATTACCGCCCTCGGCATCGCGGGTCTCTGCCATGATCTCGAAGGGGCCGGCGATCTTCATTTCCGGCTTTTCCGGATCAGACGGATCTTTCCAGAACAGGCCGTTGCGGCGCATGGAATAACCGCTGTCGCTGTCCACCATCTGCGTGACGTCTGCTTTTGCGGTCATGCTGTCTCCCTTGGGTTCGCGCGCCCGGCCCGGATTCCGCTGTCAATCGTCTGCCGTGCTTCGGTAAGGGTCAGGCCGGCAATCACGGCCCTTTCCTCCAGGCGATGCCTGGCCCAGTCGTCAGGAATCCAGCCGGCGGCGATGAATTGCCCCAGGGAAAAGGCGGCGGCGTTCAGCCGATCGTTGCGGGTGCCTTCACGGGCGCGCTCCACGGTCTCCAGCTCGTTCTTCACCGCCGCGGCGACATAGCGGGTCAAGTTCGGGTGCGTGATCACGGGCGCCGGTTCGGGCGCCTTCGGCTTCGGCGGATCAATCAAGGTGATCAGCCAGGCAGGCGCCTGCATGGGCGTCACCTCGGCGGGCGACAGGCCATCGGCCCAGCGATAGGGCGTTCCGGATGGATGGATGGATGGCGGGACAATCGTGTAACCGCCATCGCCCCGGATATCGATATGGCGGCCAAGCTGGCTGGCGCTGTTGCGTATCCGGCGGCCTTCGGGCCAGGCAAAGAACATCTGCCTGCCACCGCCTCCGGTAAACTGTGTTGGTGCGCCAGTTGGCAGGCCCCCATGCTTCCGTTCGAGTTCAGCCAGGGCGGCTTCGCCGGGTTCGCCGTCGATATCCAGAACCCAGATGCCGGACTGCGGCCCCGTGGCAATGGCGACGTTCGCTTCCGTCCACTGCTGCCACCAGGTGGAGACCATTCCCTGTTCGGTGCTGGCTTTCTTCTGCCAGGCGGACAGCAAGGGCTTCTTGTCACGGGATCGACAGGGATGGACGCGCCAGCCGTGGCGGGCATACCAGATCGCAGCCTTGTGGAGTTTGGGATCAGTCATTAGCTGCCCCCGTCTCCGGAAAGTCCGGCTCGACCTTCGTATATTCCCGCAGCTTGGCGTCAGCGGCGGTCCAGTCGGCTTGCGTTTCAAACTCCCAAGTGGAGAACAGACCGACGCCGACGCACCATTTCACCTTATGGCGATCGCAAACGAACCAGTGTGTTTTGCTCACATTGAGGTAGCCGTTATGTGAATGACACTTCGGGCAGACGCCGAAATGCGTGTCCTTCGGGAACGGATAGGTTTCGGGCAGGTCGAAGTTGATTGTTGTGGAAGATGGCTTGCTCATCGGGCGTCTCCATTGATCAGGACGCCGCGTTTCGCCAGCTTCCGGGCTTCGCGCCAGGATTCCCCCGCTTCCTTGCCCAGGGGCTTCGCCATTGACGCGCCTCCGGGGAAAGGTACTGCGAAGTATCCTTCCGCAGTCCGGCGGATGATGTAGTGAGGACGCTTACCCATGCGCGGATCAGGCTTTTCATGCCGCAGGCAGGCCGGTAGGGTAGGGTCGTTCGCGTCGTTGCGTGAATGATCTTGGGCCTCGTTGCGTGCCAGCGCAGCGGGGCCTTTTCTTCGCATAGTCATCAGGCAGCCCCCCGGTTCGAGACAGGGGAACAGACTGGCTGAACCTCTTGGTCCAGCAGCCATTGCCGGATAGCATCTTTGCGGTAATAAACGCGCCCGCCGATCTTCACATAGGGCGGGCCAGTGCGGTTCTGCCGGCGGCGGTGCCAAGTGCGCGGGCTTTCATCAGCCTGCCGGGCGGCATCCGCCTCCAGTATCCATTCGCCAAATATTTCACTCATTAGGTCAATCTCCGTCTTAATGCGTCAGAGAACGACGCGACGGGACTAACCTAGTCAGCGAAAGAAATTTAGTTCAACAATCTAAGGTTTCGTAAAAACAGCTTCTTTCTGAAAGAAAGCCACTTTCTGAAAATTTGTTCTTAGCTGCTTGTGTCTTCTTCATCTCTGAAATACGCGCTTTCAAATTTCTTCCAAGCTCGCCGAACTGTTGCAGGGCTTACTCTAAGAAATTCAGCCGCGTTTTCTATAGCAATATACTCTTTTTCCCCCATTCTCATGTATCCGGCGACTAAAGAGGCATAGAATAACCATGATGCTTCCCCAAAGCTTGAAAATACATTCCCTCTTCCGCTTCTGCCCGGACCTTTCATCTTTAAGCATTCTGCGATTAGGGAAGATGGATTTTTAACATCGGAACCAGAATCATTATGATCTTTTAGAGATTGAAAAAGAGCCAAGGAGCTACTGTCAAAATAGGATAATACCCATTCAGGTACAGAATCTCCTTTCTTTCGTGCTATTCGGTAGGCGGCCCAAGCATATAATGGGTTGCCATCGACCTTATAGAGGTCCTCAAGCAAACCAAGAAACTCAAGGCCAAGGGCATCGCCGGGGTCCGGGGGAGGTGTCGATTCTTCTTGATTGTATGTGATCTCTGCAAGTTCTAGTAACAATCGCTTCGTCATCATCGCAGCACCTCCACGCCTTCAGGCGAAACCAGTCTTGTGATCTCAGCGCACCATTTCTCCAGCGCCTCCGTCATGTCCTCGGCGTAGAGGTAATGATCGTATCGCTGGCCGGTTCCCCTGCGGGGCGCGTGGTCTAGCAGAAGATCGCGGACATCGGACGATATCCTGAGTTCTGCCATGCGCGTTTCGACAGTATGCTTGCAGGCATGGAAAAAGAAGTCGTCGATCCCGGATTTTTCCTTGATGGTGGTCTGAAGCGGTGTCCCCGGGTCTAGGTGCGTGCCGCGTCGGCGGCCCTTGAAGACAAAGGGACTGGCCTGTTCATCGTCTTCGGCTGGCTTCAGCGGTGTCAGGATGCGTTGCGCCAGAACGGGCAGGGGGATGGCATGGGCGCGCTTGTTGCCTTTCTTGCGCCGCGTGTCTTGGGGCGGTGTCCATGTCCAGCTTTCGTCAATCTCCTCCCAGCGCATTGACGACAGTTTGCCCTTCCGCTTTCCGGTAATCAGCGCAAGCTTCAGGAAGGGGCCGCCGGGATTGCCGATCGTATCCGCGGCCTGCCACAAGGCCTTGATCTCGTCATCAGTGAAGATGCGGTCGCGGGATTCTTCGCCGTCCCACGGGCGCTGAAGTCCCTGCATGGGATTGTCGGTGATCTTGTTGATGCCCCGCTGGCTGGACCAAGCGAAAAAGGTTCGCAGATAGGCAAAGACGCGGTTCGCAAGGTAGGGCCGTGGCTTCGGATTGTCTCCGCTGCCATCGCGCATTTCTTCCAGCAAGCGCTGGATATCTTCGGTCTGGACCACAGTAATCGGATGGTCCAGCCAGTCTGCGCACTCGCGGTTCAGGGCGCGCTCGACTTCGTATGCCGTGGAATTGCCCTTCTGGCCCTTCTGGTATCGGTGGATGTAATCATCCACGGCCTGTTTGAAGGTCTCCGCCTCCCGCCGCGCCTTCACGGTTTCGCGCCGCTCTGTGCGGTGCGCCATGGGATGATCGGTGCCCCGATCGATCTTGCGGCGCCATGCCTTTGCTTCGGATCGGGCCGCGGCAACGCTCCAGCCCCGCTCGCCAAACTGTCCGATTGTGTAGCGGTATCTTCCGGACTTGCTTTTCAGGTCATCGGGATCGGCAAAGCGGTAATCGAGAACGAATGCTTTTGCCTTTGCGGTAACGCGGATTCCGAAGCCTCTTAGATCTTCGTCATAGATAATTCGGTGCCCCCTGGGTGGGTGTTCCAGGCCCTTCACGAACTTTTCGTTCAGGCGCGCCAGCCGTTTCTGTGTCTCCAT